AATAGCACCCGACAAAGCAGTTTGTTGCTTGACTTGATTTGCTCTCTGCCCTACACTCATATTGTAGTAGGCATTCATACCTTCTTGATAGGACATTCTTTGTTGGAATATAATTGAGTCTGTTTGTAACTCTTGTTCCTTCAATCTTTTTTGTTGCAAGTGTTGTGATATAAGTTGTTTATTTCCTTCTATCTGTCTTTGTATTTGCAAACTCTTTGTTACATCTTTACCAACAGTCATATTTAGTTGCAACTGTTCATTTGCTAAATCTCGGTTTGCTTGTCTTAGTTTTGTAATTGATGCCTGTTCACCTGCTATTTGTGCTTTTCTTACAGTAACACTTTGCTTTCTTCTTGCCATCATATCAAAGTGCGTTTGTCTATACGCATCATCTATTTTGTAAGCAGTTGCTATTTCCATCTGTGCTGTTTGTTCAGCCATGTAGATTCTACGGCCATAGGCTTCGGTGTGGAATGCTTGCATCTGTGCTGTTTGTCTGTTTATCGCACCAAATGCTTTCATAGAGATTGCTATGTTACCAAGACCCATTACAAAGTTTAGTGGTAAAGTAAGTTGTTCAACAACTGCACCAAGAAGCATAATGTTTTCGATGGTGGATTTGACACTGAAACTCAAACCACCTAACGATGCTGAATATCTATCTGTTTCATCTGTCGCTGCACCTAACGCTTTGAGGAATCTATATTGTGGTTCTAATGAATCAACATAGGCTTGGGCTAAGTTTTCACCGACTAAAGCCCTTTGATTCTCAATCATAGCATTGGCTTTGTCTATCTTGAACTTCATAGATTCCTGTCTGTTTTCAAACTCCTCTACTGCGGGATACGCACCGGAGTAAGCCATACCTGTAAGTGTGATGAACCTTTCGTGATTCTCGATAACCTTTTGCAACTTTACATAGTGCCTATTACCGGCTATTGCTTGCGTTAATCTAATCTTTTCAATATCATTTAGTTGAACATAGTAAGGTATTAACTCCTCAAGAACACTGCTTAGTGACATGGTGGATACAGTAGTAGCATCAAGGTGTGGGACTACCTCTGCAATTGCTGTCGAAGCGTCTCCACCATCTACTGCTAATCGTGAGAATATCATTCTCAGACCTGTTCCGGCTCTGCTTGTTTCTTCACCGGCCTCAAGTAGTAACGCAGCAAATGCGGCCATAGTAGCCATTGATTCACCGGCCAAGTTACCCTGTGCTGAGAACTGGTTAAGAACGAAAGTCATGTCTTCCATAGTTGCAACAGACGAGTTTTCAATTGTGTTAAGTTGGTCTAACACTCTCATTGTATTTCCACGAACAAGGTTTGCCTGTGTTTCTGCTTCGAGATTATCATATTGTGCTTGAGTCAAACCACCTAAAGCAAACCCAGTTTGTTGCATTAGGCTTGTCATTCGCTTCATAGCAAGTTGAGTATCCATATTACCTATTTCAGCAAATAGTAAACCCATTTCTGTTCCAGCAATAACTGCTTCGGGACTACCCAAAACAGTTTTCATCTGAGCCATTTGTGCTGCTGCTTTCAATGCTTCTGCACCACTAAAAGCGAAGGTCTCACCGAGTCTCATAGAAGCATCGGCAAACTTCTCAATGTCTTCATCTACACCTTGATAGAACTTTTTAACTTGAATTAGTTGTTCTTCGTATGCCTCGAATGATTCTATGTTTTCTTCTACAAGGTCTCTAATACCATCAAAAGCAAACTCAAAGGCTTCGATGATACCACCGGCTGCATCAAGCCAAATAGCCTGTGTTACTACAGCACTGGCTTCTGCATCTTTGAGTAACCTCTCGGCTTGAAATTGTCCTACAATCTCGAAGAATACACGTGCCGAGCCGGTCCTTGATGCCATAGTTACTCACCTTCTTTATTATCAAAGGTGTCTTTTAACAATTCCCCTAAGCCTTTTCCATCCATACGCCCTCGTCTTTCGACTGCTTTACGGGCTTTGCGTGACTGTGAAGCAGGGGAATTGCGTGAATCTTCTGTTTGTTCGGTGATTCTATCTGCTATTTCACCTGCTACTGCTAAGTCTATTTCTAACAAATATCTGCCCCCTGCACCACCGTATCGCATTCGTAAATCGCTCGGAAGAACGCCTTTGAATGTTGAACACAATGCCGGTGCTACTAAGAGGAACTCGATAAAGGGACACTGCCCTCCTCATCGTCTCCTCTAACGAATGATAGTATCTT